CCGGGCCATGGTTCCTTTGGTAGCTGCTCCAGTACCACGAATTTTGATACCGTCAGTTTTGATTTGCTCATCACCAGCGGACTTGCTTACATTGCCGACGCTCACGTCATAAGTATCCAGCTTACCGCGATTGGGGCCAACGCCCGGGTTAGCCTCAACGGTCACGGACTTGCCGGTCATAGTGTGGGGCTTGGCATACAAGCTGGCAGGACCAACTTCTTTGCCCATCAGTTTCATGCTTTGTTTTGCCATGATTACCCCTTTTGATTGTTTGCGCGAGCCATGTTGCGGCCTACGGCGCGCATAGCTTGGCCAGTGACGCCAGCGGTTTTTTTGCCGCCCTTGATTTCGCCAGCCGTGGGGCCGCTATTGGGAAATACTTTGACATCCGTCTTGCCTTTGGACACGATGCCATCTGCTGCTTTTGTATATGCCATGATTTACTCCTATGAGACTGTTAAGGTCACTGTGCCAACACTCGTCGTTCCTACCAAGTAATTTGGTGTTAGAACGGCATCAAAAAATCTAGAGCCGCCAATTGGTGCCCAGCCCCATTGAATATCCCGCGAACCCCCCGTTGGGAACCCGCCTACGTTGTACCCAGCCTGCACATAGGTAGAGTCCCTGCGCGGTTCCCGCACTGCCTGTGGGTCATCCACAGGAAACATACCTAGTTGCAACTGCGGCTGATCTGGGTCCCAGCACTGCGGACAGACCAAGAGATTGTACGTCTTAGTCTTGATGACTTCTTTCTTTAGCTGCTTGAGCTTATACCGTTGTCCACAACGGTCGCACTCCGCAATGCTGTTTTTGCCGGACGCAAACCGGTTGCTCATTTAAGTGCCCCCGCCGATGAATTGCTGGCGTGGGACAAAGCGGATGGCGGCTTTCTCGCGGTCTTCACCAGCGGCCAACTCAAAAGACTCGTCGTACACAGCTTTAAGCATGGGCACCCGGTTCATGGCCTCCGGGATTTTTAACGCAATGTGATACGCCAAACCCGCAGTTGCGGCGGGCAGGAAGCGGAAGTTCATATCGGCAGTGTTCACACCGGTTCCCGCATCGTCAATCCGGCGCAAACGCCAATACTTAAAGATGTAGTAGGGTTGCAATGCGGTGCCTTGCTCGGGGACCGGCCATACGGTAACCCTAGGGTTATCCCTTAAACGCTCTACCCACACTTGAATGGGGCGCGCTTGCTGCAACTTGTTGGGGATCGTGGCGTACGTGGACACGCTGATGCGTGTGATAGTTAGATCGGTTTGAGTAGATACGCTGCCTTGGCCAGTACGGATCACATGCTCCATCAAGTCGATGGTGTCTGCCGGTAGGTCGTAGGTGGCTTGCCCTTGGATGAGGTTGATGTACCCCTCATCAATCGTCCACATGTTGATGCCCTTGTTCTGCCACTCAATCGTCATGAGGTTAAACGACCGGCGCGCCGTACGCAAGTCGTAGCCAGACCGCATCTCCCGGCCCGCACGCTCCCATGCCTCTTCAGCGATTTCCGTGAAGTCGAGGTTAAACGCGGTGGTGCCGGAAACGGTCATAGTTTACTTCTTTGCTGTTTTGGCTGAGTCAATAAACGCTTGGTCAGTAGGAGCACCCTTGGTACCTGCTTTACGCATTTTAGCGCCCCGCTTACGCTTTGCGTTAATATTTGCGTACAGGCCAACCCCTCCACCCTCGGCGTACTGGGTGAAATCAGTATCGTCGCGGCGTGCCGTTTTAGCCCCTTTAGGCATTTTAGAGGGGGAGATGGCCCCCATACCGCGACTGGCTCTCACTTGCGACCCTTAGCCATACCGCCGCCGCACATAACCATGGTGCCACGGGTCTTACCCCGTTGAGCAATACCGTCTGCACGGCTGGATACTGAACCGCCAAAAGCGTAACCCTTGACCTTGCCGCCCGTCTTAAGGGTATCAGCTCTCAGAATAGCATCTCGCTCAGCTTCGGTTTTAAGTTTTGGGGTTGGGGCGGACTTAGCTGCGGGCTTGTTTTTAAACGCTTTCAAGGCATCGTTTATCTTAGCCATGTCGCCAGTCTTTGGAGAAACGCGTTCGGCAGACATTGCGCGGTCCATAGCACCACGAGCAGCGCTAACAACTTCAGGCGCTTCTTTGGCACCAGCACGACCTGCGGCAAACTCAGACATTCCTTTGCCAAACGCGGCACCCCGGCGAACGCCTTGGATAGCTGCAGACGCGCCCGTAGCGTTACCGGCAGCCTCAAGGTTACGTCCCAGTTCAGACCCGCTAGCGGATTCCGCCGCTTTGCCTGTGGGGGCGTAGGCCTTGCCCGCGCTACCCATACTTGTCGGGATACCCAAACGGTCACGGGATTCTGTATCCGTAGTGCCCCGCAGAGATGGGCGCTTGGAGCGATCATCGGTAGACGCGGTGCTAGCTTTAGCCACAGGCTTAGAGGCTACAGGAGTACGGCTTACGGGGCGGCGAGGCATAGTCATGGCTTTAGGGCCCGCCTCGGTATCGAGGTTCTCACCCTTGTTGGCTTCTTCCATGGCGTCGGCTTCGACCATGCTGTCCTCTTCGCCGTCGTAACGTTTGACTTTGTGTTTAGACATTAGCACATCCCGCCTTTCTTCATCACGATCTGGGTAGCCTTGGTTTTGCCTTTAGAGGCAATGCCGTTGGCCGAGGAGCGAAATGCGCCGCCTTTGGCCAGCTTCAGAGACGTACCCTTGCCGCCTTTGTGCTCTTGCATGTCGTGCTGCTTGAAAGCCTTCTTAATCATGGCCTTGTCTTGGGCCATATCAGTTGAGCCGCCTTCGGCCATCTTCTTAACGCTGCCGCCTTTTTTCATGCCCATCTGGCTTTTATCAAAGGCTTCCTCTTTCTTAGAGCCTTCCTTGCCTTTACCTTTAACTTCAACGTCCTTGCCCGACTTCTCGAACTTGGCAAATGGGTTTACGCCTTTAGTAGCCATAGTATTACCGCCTTGTGAAAATTTATGGCCTTTGTCGGCCTTGTTAAAGTCTTGCCCCACGGACTGTGGAACTCCTACTTTCTTGGCAAAAGCAGGGCTATGCGCCACAGCAGCCATGAAATTATGTTGTTTTTTACTCGTCGACGGCATCATTTTTCTTTCGGATGAGGTCAACAAAGTTTTTGCCGGTAACCATCTCTGCGATACGCATCAACGCCAGCACTGCTCCTATAAGGCCAAACACGGGTGAAATGACCTCAAGGAAAGACCCGATTGCTGCCAAGGGGGCAATCACATCAATGGTATGTTTAAGGGTGTCGTGATAATCAGACATATCAGCATTTCCATCTTGCTAAAGATGCAGCTTTGCGTGTAGGCTTGCCCTTCTCATCTTTCATTGGGCCGGGCATACCGGACATACGAGCGCAGAATGACTTCTTACGGGGTCCACCTTCTGGCTGTGGGGCCTTCAAATTAGACCCTGTAGCCGCATTGTATTTGGCACGGCCTTTGGCAGTCAATCCAGCGCCCTTAGAGGCTGGGAGCTTCTCACCACGACCGACTGCAAGAGACGGGGTTTTTTTATTTGCTTGTGCTTTTGGCATGCTATGCAAGTCCTTAATAGCTAGGATACCACTTTGCAGTAGTAACATCGTAAGTCATTATGAGCGCTTTGTTGACAACTGCAACTGATGCTAAAGCAATATTGCCTGCCGTGGTAGTCACAAAAAGACCTGTAGGAATAATTGTAATCTGACCACCGCCTAAAGAGATAGGTGAAGGTGCGGTTATGGTGACCACGTTAACAGTCCCGGATACAAACACAATCGGCGTTGTTGGCGTGATCGTGGCGGCACTTGCAATTGTGGGCGCAGCGGCTGTGGTGGCAATTAGACCTTTGTATGTAACGTTGTTGTTGAACAGCGTTGTACCTGTTGCACCAGATGTAGCTGAGCCAAGCGTTATGTTGGTAACCGAGCCAGATGCACCGTTTATACCAATGTCAATGGATTTAGCGGTTGTGCCGGTAATGGTAGTCGATGCTACGGTCTGAGTTTTGTTGATGGTGTAAGTACCCGCGCCACCTGTACCCGTACCCAATGCGGTGATGTAGGTACTTGGCAATACGTTTGTGCCAGACAGCACCATGCCAATTGAGAACGTGCCCGTCACCGTACCGCCAACCGTCAATGTGGTGGTTGTGATTGAGCTTGCTGTACCAGATGCCGTTGTTGATGTGGCAGTAATACCTGAACCAATTTGAATTGGCTGAGACGTTGTTGCACGCCCAATGTTTATTAAACCGGTAGCACCAGTACCACCTAATGTCATTGAAGCGGTTGTTTGGGTAGTATGAAAAGAAGATGTTGATGTGGTAGAGCCGCTAAGAGCCAATGTTCCCGTAACTGTTATACCAACAATTGATGGGCTGGTACTAAGCACCATATTGCCTGTGCCGGTAACTGCTGCTATTTCAGTAGTACCAACTCTCCAACCGGCAGTAGTAGTAACGGTTGTATCAATACAAGTACACATTACTGTTGAACCCGCATTTACAGTTATAACTGCATTTAATCCTGAAGATTGAACAGATACTGCGCCAGTTGAACTATTATTTATTCTAAAAGACCAGCCAGTTTGCAAAGTGGACGTAACGGGAAGCACAACCGTTTGAGTAGTTGCTCCTGTAAATAGTTGGTAAAAACTACTTGTGTTGTCTAAAGTTGTAGTTCCTGCTGCGGTTGCCGTAGTTGTATACCCCAACAAGTTAGCCTGCGCTGCTGGGGCTGATATTGCCGCTGTGCCGCCAGAACTGAGCGCAATTGGGGTTGTGGCCGTCAATGTTGTGAATGCGCCTGCTGCTGGGGCTGTGTCGCCAATAGCAGTTCCATCAATTGCTCCGCCAGTAATTGCTACGTTGTTGGCGTTTTGGGACGCCATAGTCCCAAGCCCCGGTATGCTACCCCCCGGAACAAAGCCAGAGGATGTTAGGACGTAATTTTGCTGCCCCGCCAGAGGCTTAGGAACTTGCCCCTGCTGCCCATCAACCGAAACAGTAGGCTCTTTAAAGTTATCAAGCGCAACTATTCCAGCATTGGGTGCGATGGACATGTTTACAACCCTTGCGCAAAGGCCTGTGCTTTGGCTTCCAGACTAGTTCGGTACTTGTTTACGTTCGCTTGCAAGACCGCAACCTCTGCCATGCGCGCATCTAAACTAGCGGACTTGGCCTCATAGTCAGTTTGTGCTGCCGTTGCTGCCGCCAGTGCAGTATCTACAGCCTTCTGAGCAGCCAGAGCGTTGTCCATCAGCGTATCAGCGGTGCTAGTCTTGACTTTTGCTGCGTCTACTAGCTTCTTGGCTTGGTCTTTAGCGTCAGCAACTATTGATACTGCTTCATCTGTAGCCCTAGCTACCGTGTCTGCTGCTGTGGCTTTGGCACTCTCAAGGGCTTGCTCTGCCTGTGTTTGCTTTGATGCAATATCCGCTCTGATAGCCAAAATCTCATCAGCGGGGCCTGCCAAGGCAATGCGGTCATTCGCGTACTTTGCAGCAGTTTCCAGATTGTCCAGCTTGGCTTTGTATGCCGCTGGGTCTGTAATAAATGCCAGCAAATCGCTAAGTTGGTTGCCCGTGTTGGGCAAGTTGATTCCTGTGGAACTCATGCGTTACCTCCGCCACCGGCTTGAATTACTGTAAACACAACACTTCCTGATGTGCCCGCAGCGGTTGTAATACGAACCCCTGTAGCAGGAAACGCCAAGTTAGATACCAGACTAGTTGTCTGGGTTGTCATAGAGGGGTGGTTAAACCACGTAGCCCCTGCAGGAGTGAAAGTGTTAGCAAAAATGTCGTCAAAAGTGTACTGCACCGTATACGTGACGGTGCCGGTAACAACCGCTGCAAGCGTTGTATTGTTTGGGGAAATATACAAATCTACGTTGTATATACTGGAATTACCCACCCCACTAACGGTAAATACTGCTGGGCGCATGTTAATCTCCTAAAAATGCGGGGCCGAAGCCCCTGAGATTAATTACTGCTGGCTAGCGGAGGGGTAAGATGCGCCGTCGGATCCTTTGACTGCGTACATGATGAACACGGTGGCCGCGCCGGTAGTCAACGACGTACCGGTCATGGTGTACGTTACGATTGCGTCAGTAGCGCCTACATTAAGCCAGCCACCGGGGGTTGTGGCATTAGCATTCAAGTTAACTCCGCCGACGCTGGTAATAGTGCCCGTGGTCGTGAAATCTACACCACCAATGCTCAGTTTTAGCGTAGTCGCGGCGCTGAATACGGTCGTGGTAACGATGGTTACGTGGGTCACTTGTGCGCCAGCGGGCAGCACGAAGGCATTGCCGGTCAGGGTGCCAAAGGCGACGGTTGTGGATTGGTTGACTACGGTGTTGCCCATGTTCTGCACGGTGCCAGCAGTGGTGCCGGTGGTGTTTTTAACGGTTCCGAGCAGCCAAGGGCCGAGGTGAGTTGCGAATCCCATGATGTGTTCCTTACATACAAGCTAAGTGCGTCAATCGGTATGTCGTCTGCTGGGGCAGTTTGGCGCACTGGAAGTCCCAGATGGGGCCAATATACACTAAATTTTGCTATAGTCAAGGGCATGCCTTACAAAGACCCCAAAACCCAAAAAGACAAGCACAAGGAGTACGCGGCCAAATACTACCAAAACAACGGAGCAAAAGTTCGGGCTGCCTCAAAAGTAACGCGACGTGAGCTTAGGGTGTTGTGGAACGCGTACAAATCGGGGCTAGCGTGCTCTGCTTGTGGGTTTGCCCACCCTGCGGTAATAGACTTCCACCACCCACCGGGCACAAAAGAACACAGCGTAAACACTTTGGTTAAAAATGGTCGCTACGCCCTCGCTTACAAAGAGGCTGCCAAGTGCATCATCTTTTGCGCCAACTGCCATCGCATACACCACTACAAAGAAAAAGGGGCCAAAGCCCCTTTAGACCCTAGCGCAGTACTACCAGATTAAGCGGCGTCATCAGCAACGCCAACTTCGGCGTCGTCTTCAACCAGCAACCACTCACCGGTTTCTACATCGAGCCAGTACCACGCTTCGTGTTGTTCATCGTACCAGCAGTAGCAATCCGCATCTTCGTCATAGGTGTACTCTTCACCTTCAACAAAGTACTGTGCAATTTCCTCGGGGATGTCTTCGCCTTCGTCATCTTCAAACTCTTCGTCGTCCTCTACGGTCTCAAGGTTTGGGTGGCCCAATGCGTGCACAGTTTGCAAGAACTTCAGGATGGACTCGGTAGAAAACTCAAAAATGCCGCCGTCGGCCATGTCAACAGATACAGTAAAAAACATACGTTACCCCTAAAAATTGATCGCAGCGACCTTGCTGCGAGGGAATCCTACACGAGTTTTACTACAATTATTTGTTAGGTTTTGTGGCAAAAAACAACAAAAAAGGGCCCCCGAAGGAGCCCTCTTACTAAGCCCTAGAGCTTAGGACGAACCGGGCGATCCGAAGATACCCAGAGGGTCAGACACGCCGAACGAATAACGCTCGCGGGCCTTGTAGCGGACATTTCCAGTGTCGAAGTCGCCGTCCATAGAGTTGGACAGAGGCATACGCACAAAGTGCTTCAAACCGTTAGGCACGTCAGTCAACAAGAA